AATATCATCGTGTTCGGTAGTATCGTAGCACATTGGAGTGTTGATAGCTGGAGGGCATTGCATTCCTTTCGGCATTGGTGCGATGCTCATAATGTTTGCATAAGTCCGATCTTCTTTGCCATTGTGAACGATGTTGAGCATACAAGGCATAGAGATAAGATTGAAGATGTCGAAGTCGGCTGCTTGCTTGTCTGTCATCTTCTTGCCGAACCACGACTCAATGAACTTTCTAAGCGATGACTTCTCACCCATAGTTAGGTTAAACACTGTCTTTACATAGAATGGCTGCTCGCCTTTCTCCTCGTTGAACACTGCCAACTCCATCGGCAGTTCAAACATAAATTGAATCTTGCGCTTGCGGTTCTGCCACTTCTCATCGAAGGTCGTGCCTTTGTCGATAATCTGATAGCATCTCCCGATGTGAGTGCCTTCGGGTGCAAGTTGTTTCTGTGCGGATGATCCGCTGTTAATTGGTGCTTTCATTTCTGAAATATTAAAGGGTTAAAAGTTACGCTTGTAAAGATTCAATTACCGATTCGTGCATAGTGTCAACTGCTGCACAGTAGGCTTGATGATACTCCTCAATCGAGCAAGATTCAAAGAGCCTTAGATCGGCAGGCACGCCATAGGTTAACTCCTTGTGGAATTGTCTTGGCAGTGCTGATGCGTTGCTGTCGCATCTGGTCATAAGACCTTTTCTGCATCCGTCATTGATTACGATTGTGAGCATCCCTGCTAAGTGATCGTAGTGGAAGAACTCGGTTGATTCGATGTTGCGAAATAGTGTTTTTGCTGTCATTGTTTTAAGTTGTTAAGGTGGGAAAAAATGGCTGTCTTTCCAGCCTGTCAACCCTGTACGAATACTGTGGGATTTTTATCTTTAGCCTCTAACGCCTCCGTTATAGCATCTTACTACTTTGTAATATGCAGAGCCAATTTCTTTCTGCATCTGTTTGGCTATCTTGCAGGCATCTTTGATATTGCTTGCAGTAATGTAAATTTTAGACGGTTTGCCGTTACTATAAATTACATTGTAGGTGTTTTGTTGAATTGCTGTGATCATGGCTTGAATAGGTGAATGGTGAGAAAATATGGGCGGTAGTTAGCCGCCCGATTGATTATGAAAATATTGGAGCCATTGAGTAAGATCCTAAAGCCATAACGTACTCATTACCGTTGTAGCCTACTTTTACTTTTTTGCGTACAATGTCTTTGTAGCCTTCAATTTTAAGAGTTACAAAATCACCTTTACGGCTTAATACTTCTGCCTTAAAAATGCAGTTAGAATCACAAACACTTACCGCTGTAATTACTGATCCTGATTTAATTGTTGAGTTGCTCATGGTTTGAATAGGTGTGAATTGTTCGTTTTGGTTTGACAAATGTAGAACCTTATTTTGATTCTGCAATACACAAACAAAGAAAATAACAAACTACCAGCGTTAAAAAGTATAACTCGCTGATAATCAATTCAATTAATTTCAATCTATTTTTATGGGGTTGCCAATTTAACTGCCGTAATTCCGAGCAATGCTCCGAATCCGATCTTGGCTGCTGTGGTTTGATACCACTTTTTATCTTGCCTAACAACTACGTTACGCATTCCCGTTAAGTTGATGTTTGGGTTATCTACCCCAATCCGAACTACGGGATCTGTTCTTTTTAGAATCTTTGAAATAAAGCCCTCTCGCAGCGTATCTCCTATTGCGACAGTATAAGATGCAGGAATGATTAAAGAATCGATCTGAAGGAAGCCTAATCGGTTTATTCGCCCTCCTATCTCTAACCATCTTTCTATCTTATGGAATGTTCTTGGAATCTTAAGATGCGGAAAGCTATCGACATACACCACATCGCCCACCTTAAACTCTGTTTTGTACACTGTCTTGGTTTTGTATTCAATGGCTTGGTTGACTTCTGCCATCTCCATCTTTTCCTTCAGCGCATCAATGGCTCTCTCAGATTGATTGATCTGCAATGCCTGAGTGAAGATGATCAGCGAATCATCGGTGATCCTTTTGCTAAAGATTTGATTCTCCTCAATTAGATATTGCTTATCGCCCTTTAGTTCTTTGATGGTGCTACAACTGCGCCCCAACATCATGACCAGAATAGTGATGATTGAAAGCGATACGATCAGGTGAATGTTAGATGGCTTCATTGTGCAGGAGTTGAATGATTTGATTTAATCGCATAAAACTATTTGACTTATCCCGAAGATTGTCATTTAGAATATTGACAACAACATAGAATGGCATCTCTTTCTCCCTTACATAACTGGCTAACACCTTAACAAGTCTATCATCACATTCCTGATCACTTAGAGGCAAAGTATTAACTGAGTCAAGCATCCCCAAATGTAGTTAAATTTGACGAGTCAACTTCTTGACAAGCAACCTTATTGATTCATCAAGCCTCTTAACGCTGTCGGCAATCATCTCCATTATGGCAGAGCGTTCTGATTCAGTTGCCTCCTTATGCTCCATTAACATATCAACTAAGCCACCGATGGAAGTCAATGGCTGGCGTAGTTCGTGCGAGATCATAAAGCGAAATTCCTCAATCAGCACCTTCTGCCTTTCGTGTTCGTGTGCAGTTATGCTCGTAACATCTACACAAGGTATGCCGATGAAGTGAAGTGAATCTAAGATGTAGTATACGTTCCACATATTGTAACGCTCCGAGCCGATCTTCTGCTTGGAACGCACATAAACCCGTTGAGGATCAGGTGGCTTTTGTTTGGATCTGTTAATAGTTGCCAAGAAATCATCCCTATCGCTGTCATTCGATGCGATGTCAAGGATGTTCTTAGGCTTGATGTGGCTGCTGTACTCTTTGAAAAGGTCATTACTCGTAAGTATTAACCCTTCAGAATCGGCAATTAAGTAGAATAAATCTATTGAAGATTCAAGAATATGCAGAGATGCCATACTGCAAATTTACGGCATATCGATTAATTATGCCATCTCCTTGCGGATATTATCCACCAAAGACTTCCAAGCAGCACCACAGTTCACCAAGTAAACAACGGTAACATACATCGTGAAAGCCAGCACCACTCCGCTGATAGGTATATCGTAGTTCATCGGCAATTCTTTTTCTTCGTTAATTCTTACACCCTGTATTTTCAAAGGTACATAATCAGCACCACTAAGCAAAGCCTGATCACAAGGTTGGATCGTATCGAATGCAGTTAGCTGTGGCTTGTCAATTATTGGCAAGTCAATCTTTGGCACTTCAACAACAGCAACAACCTCAACAGCCGAATCAACAACTGATCCAGTAGTTACCGAAGTATCAAAGCTAATTGATCTGTGTGTTACCTTATACACTGTATCTCTAACTGTCTGCTGATTCATCGCTCTTAGCTTTTGGAATGTACCCTGCTGCAATCAATGCAGCCACTATCGCTGCCATTGTTTCGGTTGATATGACCTTAAAGATCAGTAAGTAAATTGACAACAAGATCATCAGCGAGCCGATGGTTGAACGCCAGTGCTTGATGATGATGTTGAATATCTTTTTAGTCTTAGTAATCCTTGCTGCCATAGTTCAATTTACGAAATGCAGCAGATGAAGTTCCGCTAATAACTCATTAAACTTTACAAGGTGTGAAGTATAACTTCGCCTCTGCTGCCCGTCTTGTGTTCAGACCTTGCAGAACTTTGCCCCCTGCTTTATTCCACCGCATAAACTCATCCATAATGCTTGGATCATTCGGGTTGACCTTTGCTTTCTTGACCAATGTAGACTTGGCAAATGAAGATCCTCCAATATTGTAACAGAGGCTCACCAACGCATCGAATTGATATTGGTTGAGGTTTGGAAGGTTCTTGTTTACTGCCGACTCATACGGCTCTAAAGTAGCAAGAAGCAGTTGAGTTGCCATTGCCTCATTCACCAACTTCTCACCCATCAACACCTTGCGCCCATCAGGATAGCGAGTGCTGCCATAGCCAATCGTTGCCACCTTTGCAGGGCAGAGATAAGCCGATAGCCTTAAACCCTCATAAGACTTGATGATCTTCAAGCCGTTGATGGATGTTGAGCGCATTAAATGATTACGTATTGAAGGATGGCGTAGAGATATTGAAAATTAAACTCATCAGTTTGTGCATCTAATTCAATTTCAATATTGTTATTTGCTACACTCGCTTTGATATTCCAAAGTTCAAGTTCAGTAGAAGGTGAACCGTTGAATGCAATTATACCAAAGGCATTTTTCTCTGCTGCAAAATTTGATGCAACAGGAAGATCTAAGCTAAATAAACAAGCATCTTCAGCAGTACCTAATGTAACATCTAAAAACAATGAGCAAGTCACAACACTCCCAACACGAGAATAATTACCCGATATAACATTAACAGTTGGACTGCCTATTACATTTGTCGTAGTTGGATTCCAAGAACCACTTTCGATGTCTGGAATACCGCCCACAATATCCTCAACAGCAATCTGTTTAGATGTATTGGTTGAGGTATCAACGATATAAAATACATCGTCAGGTGCTGCTGCTCCTAATACGGGAAGATCGGTAACTTTAATGCCTGCCATAGTGCTTTAGTTTTTTACAAAATTACAAAGAAATAATCAAGGCAAGCGCATCAACTGAATTGCTAAACGCCAAGCCATTAAAAGTGAACTGCCCAACATTGACCAAGATAACACCCTGATCGGTTGGAATATGGATCGAATTATCATCGACAATATCAATATCATCTCTCTGATATTCGGCAGAAAATAAACCGATAACCGATGATGAGTAACTTAGTTGTGTTGGGTTAATTGTGATGTCTATCATTTGACTGTTATTTCGTAGTAAGACAAGACAGTTGAATCGCCATTCGCCCCGTTCTGAATAGCGAAGATAAGATATTGTGCAACCGTCCAATCAAC